CCCAACGAGACGCACCTTCCGCCAACTGCGTATCATGTTTATATAACGCAACGCGTTCTTCCGCATAGGTTTCCATTTCCACTTGATCGGTTCTAAACTCTTCAATTCTTTCTTGGGATGCATAACCTGCCTTGGCCATTTCTATAGTTCTGTCTATTTCTAACCTAGCCATAGACTGTTCATGTTTTTGGTCACCTTTTTGCTCAAAGAACTTCAGCACACTGGGTAGACCGGATGTAGCAAATCCTAATACTGCTGATAATATTGATAGCATTACAAAGCCTCCACATTGATACCACTAAACCACTTCTTTGGCATGGGAATCACTTGGTTCTGTACATCATCAGGAAAAGCTACATATATATGAGTATCCCCTAATTTAGTATTCCAACATCCTGTATGCGTATTACCATTCTCTGTAGCAATCACTTCATAGGGCATGTTAAGTAGCACTGGGAACGAACAAGCCTTCTCTGTTAGTGTTACTGTACCTACATCTGTTGTCATGACCATAATATCAGGAAGGTCTGTTTCTGCTGATACCTGTGTGTAACTAAAAGAAAGGAGCAGAGTTAGCACTAGTAATGTTTTGATTATGTAGGTAAGTGTCATACTATTCCTTTATTTAAAGTAAGGTCCTACCATCCATGTTACGCAACTGTATCGTATTCCTTTTGTTACTGGCTCTACACCATGAGGCATGTAAGAGGGGAATACTAATAGTGTTCCTTTCTCTTGCGGTGGGTACATCCTGTCATCTGAATTTTGTATGTAGAACTTACCGCCTTCAAAGTCATCATTAAGAAATGCCAACACAGTTAGCTTCCTTGTTTCATCACAGTGCTTGTGGAATGTATCCACGTGTGTTGCATACTTTCCTTTAGGTTCGTATATTAAAAACTCTGTTTGATTGGAGTGAGTAATATTATAATTCCATACATGATGGTTTGTATTTAAACCAAACGCTGTTAGCGTAGAGCCTATCCCTACATGTTGAGGAAGGATAACTCTCTGCACATTTCTAATATCTAAATTAATAGTGCCAGTATTTTGACCAATAACTGGTTCTGCCTTCGGGGTTTCTTTCTTACTGTATTCATTAATCAGGTTATCACAAAAACCATGAGTAATCCCATTAGGCATCATCCAGTATTCAGACAGTGTTATTTCACTATCCTTTGGTACCCCTAGGCTTTCTCTGCCATCATACTTCTGGTCAGCGTGTTTACCATCAGCATCAACGTAATGTAAGAATACTTGTGCTTGCCACTCTCCTTCAAACTTCTCACGCCAATGCCACTTATCCTTTCCACGATAAAGTACAGCATCCCCGACATTCATTAGTATCTCATTAGCATCCGTCTTATCTTCGTGGTCTCCCATATAAATAGCCCATTGCTTACCACTAAATCCTAGTGTGACTGTTGCACTTATTTCACATGCAGGTCTATCACGATGTACCTTTAGCTCTTCACCTGTCTTATATAACCTAGCATAACTATAGGTAGGATATAACTTCTTATCACAAGCCTTCTCAAAGTGTGGCAGTAAATCTTCTAGTAACTTATCAAAAGTTACTGTGCCGTGTATCGCTTCTGATGAAGGGCATTGCTCGTCATGATGTGTTTTCTTTTCAATTACTAACTGTGTTAATACAGTAGTTAGTTCTTGACAATTTGTATCGTCAAGGAATCCTTTTATATGGACATACCCATCTTCTTTAAACATAAATTACTCTGGTTTTGGAGTACCCTTTGGTTTAATGTATACAGCACCATCTTTGTAATACCATCTGTCAGCTATACAATCGTCAGAACAGTCTACCCAAACTAACAATGGATTAACTTCAAAGGTAGCATCATCTGCTACAACTTCAGCTATCCGCATAGTATCTACTATTGTAGATACATCTTTAGGTTTATAAGTTACAGGGTCAGTTGGTGGAGTGACTTCTTCCCACGATGTTACCCATGTTATGTCTGATACTTCTGTCGTACTAATTAATGCTTTCATATTTTTCCCTTATTAATATTCTACTATGACTACGCCTGCAGCGCCTGGTCCACCATTTCCTGAGGTACCATTTCCTTCATCACCACCACCACCACCTCCTCCATAGCTACCTCCAGCCCGCCCTGGTCCAGCAATACCCTCATCCATCCTTGCCCCACCTCCCATATGACTTGAACCACCTTCACCACCTATCAACACAGTATTTGGTGATTTCTGCTGAAGACTGGAACCTCCACCACCACTTCCCCTTATATTCAAGGTTCCTCCTGAACCAACGCCTCCTACACCAGAGTACACAGTTGGTTCCGATGGGCTAACCCTTCCTCCGCCACCTCCTCCAGTTGCAGAACAATATGCTCCAAAGCTAGATGTTCCTCCTGTGGAACCAAGGTTCGCATTTGGTGTAAGACCCGCACCTGCCCCTCTGGTAACAGAAACAGGACTAGTAGGAATCGTAACTACCTCTATAGCTGTACCTCCACCTCCACCTCCAAACCCAACCGTTCCACCACCACCACCACCTCCTGAACCACCACCACCAACAACTGTTACCTTAACTTTAGTAACAGAGCCTGGATTAGTCCATGTGCCTGATGAAGTAAAAGCTTCCATATTAGAGAATCCACCACCACCTAGTCCTGTTAAAGCAGAGCCATCAATTGCTGGCAAAGCACCAGTAAGTTTGCTAGAGGACATGGTAGCTATTTTTGCATCTGTTACATTAGCATCAAGAATTTTAGCTGTGGTAACATTATCATCTAAAATCTTTACAGTAGTCACTGCATCTGTAGCTATTTTACCGGCTGTTACATTAGCATCTAGTATTTTAACCGTAGTCACTGCATCTGTTGCAAGTTTGGCGGCTGTTACATTAGCATCTAAAATCTTTACAGTAGTCACTGCATCTGTAGCTATTTTACCGGCTGTTACATTAGCATCTAGTATTTTAGCAGTTGTTACTGCATCATCAACAATCTGACCCGTATCTACTTGGGCTAATACAGCTAAAGCACCTAATCCTAAATTAGTTCTGGCACCACCTGCTGTTGTAGAGCCTGTACCCCCTGATGAAACAGCTAAAGCTGTAGCTAGGGTTACTGAAGACATGTGTGACACCGCGTCTACAATCGCTGATCCAGTACTAAACAACAACATGGCTTTACCTGCGGGGACTGCAACGGTAGCACCGGTAGAGTTTTTAACCGTAATAGCATCGGCGCAACCATTGTTAACAAGGTAGAACTTCTCAATATCAGGAACCGTTAAATTTTGTGCCCCACCTGATGTACCTGTTAAGTTAAGACGCAGATTGCGGGCTGTTTGGGCTGCATTAGAATTAGTTAGGGTAAGTGCTACCGCCCCGCTCGCAAAGGTAACATCACCAGAGCCTGTAATAGCCTCTTGGATTGCCGTACCAATATTTGTATTAGTAGTAGTGCCCCATGTACCAGACTGTTCGCCGGTACCTATGAGCTCAAATTTTAAATCTGAATATGTGCTTGCCATTGTTATTTCTCCTAATTAGCTAGTTCCACCGCTTGCAGGCACACTTGTTACGTGAACTTTGGTATGTTGCTTGCCATTCCACGCGGCACCACAATCAGAGCAGGTTCCTGATTTGTATTCTTCGGCATCTACATTCATGCCACATTCAGCGCATTCTAAATGCACTTCGTATTTATTTACTATTCTACCATCTTTTTCCGTTTTTGATTCAATTAACATATCTTGTCCTTATATTTATGCTGCAATTTTAACCCAATTGGGGGTTTGTGATGTATCTATTTCACCCCACACTAAAGTAAATATATTGTTGCCAACTTCGCCTGTAGCACTTACCCCTGTCACACTTATATTAGCTGCACCAGTCACAGTCGCAGTACCTAATTGCATAGTACCAAGAACGCCTGTTACACTTATATTTGCAGCAGCGTCAACTTCTGCCGTACCTAACTGCATAGTACCAAGAACGCCTGTTACAGATATAACTTGGTCGGTCTCAACCGATATGGTACCTAAAGTTCCTGTAGCTTCTTCACCTGTTACATTTACATTAGCGTCGGCTTCGACGGTAGCTGTACCAAGCTGTGTTGTGCCAACTAACCCAGTAACAGATATATTGTTGTTACTTATTGTTGTTACAGTGCCTAATGCAGATGTAGCTTCTTCACCTGTAACGCTAATATTTTGTTGGCCTTGAACATCAACTGTGCCTATGGCTCCAGTGCTAGTAACACCGGTAACAGATATAGTGTTGTTACTTATTGTTGTGGCAGTGCCTAGTTGAGTAGTTCCTACAACCCCTGTTAATGTTACATTAGCGTCAGCAGTAACACTTTCATCTCCAACAGCCCCAGTAGCGCTAACACCATTGACAAGAATAAATATTGTGTCTGTGCCCCAAGGGCCCTCACTCCAAGGACCAGCGCCCCAACCTACATAAGCTACATCAATATTAACTGTACCTGTTTCGCCTGTAGCAGATACGCCTGATACCAAAATGTTTTGACCTGTATTTACACTTTCAGTACCAAGTTGTGTAGTGCCTGCTAATCCAGTAACAGAAACATTGTTATTAGTTATTAAACTTTGAGTGCCTACGGCTCCAGTGCCAGTAACACCGGTAACCTCTTCATTATAGATAATACTAACATTAACTGTACCTATAGCCCCAGTGCCATTAACACTGGTAACAGATATAGTGTTGTTACTTGTAGTGGTCGCTGTGCCTAGTTGAGTAGTTGCAGATACTCCACTTACACTTATATTAGCAGCGGCACTTACAGTTTCGTCGCCCAGCGTTGCAGTTGCAGACACAGCGTCTACAAAAACATCTATCATAGGTGAACCGTAGGACCCTGACGACCAGGTATTTCTACCCCACCCTTCGTAGCTAGCAGACGAAGCCATTAACCGCTCCTATTTAAGCGATTCTAATAATAGCGCTTGTTGAATCAGCTGTTGGGAATACGATTGTAAAATCACCTGCAGTTGAAGTTTTATCCCCACCAAATGCTAGTACGGCCACAGAGGTATCACTATAACTACTATTATAAATCAAAGCACCGTTAGCAGTAACTGTAGCTGATGACCAAGTTGTGTCTGTAAAGTCTAACCACGAAGTAGTTGAAGTGCTTGTAGGCACTTGTGATATAGCCAGTGTATTACCACCTGCTGAGTACCCTGTACCTGACGCTTCATTTGATGTTGAATATGCGGTTGTAGTTGCACCTAATGTTGCTGCTGATGTAAACAGCGCGATTTTAAATGTATCCTGTGTATTTACAGTTCGTGCTACGTTTGTTGTATTAAAGTTGTGACCGCCGCTAAGCAACTCAACTTTAAATGATGTACACATTGCTTGTGAAATTGCCATGTTAAATCTCCAAAATTTTAATTAAATCTGAATGTCCTGCTTCACGCAATCGATTCGCTAAAGTTGTGCGGTCTGACTGCACCGCTTGTTTTAAGTATTTTATCAGAACTTGTCTAATATAGCCCTTAAATGCTTCTGCTTGCTCTCTTATGAGAGGGTTTGCATCCTTGCTAACATACATAATCTTATCTAAAGCAAACTCTGCTACTTCTTCTGGTGTATGACCCCGACCCGATGTTGTATGTACTTCAAAATCTATATTACCTAATTCCATTTTATTCCTTTCATTTAAAATTATCCTATACGACGGCTTGTACCTGGAACGGGAATTCTAGCTTGTCCACTTCGATAAGCATCACGTCGGTTTTTACCTTCACCGAGGTTAGTTAATAACCCCATTGCTTCTTGATACCTAGCCGTATAATTAGCTATTGTATCAGGTTCTGACAACATAAACGCAGCTGCTTCCAGTAATGAACCATAAAGGAGTGCAGTATCAAAGTTATTCCCAAGCCAAGAAGTGCCAGCAATGACAATGCTCTCAGGATAATAGTAATAATGTAACTCAGATTCATAATTTGCATCAGGTGTTGGTCCTAGTATCATGGTTGTATCATCAAATATAGCGTAATACTCAGGCTTACCATAAAAAGGTGCATCAGTATCAGGAAAAGATTCTCTAACAAAATTAACATCTTTATTTAGTAAAAAGGTATATGCATTGGTTGCCGGGTCAATCACCGCAATACTAAAAGTAGATAGCCAATCAGAAGGTAAAGAAAAGTATTTATTCCCACTAGTCATAGTCCCTGTTACATTCTTACGTAAATCAGGTAACTGCGCCGTATTGTATATTCTTTGCTCAGCGTTTTGAATAAACGTATTTACGTCCGCAGTAGAATAAGAATTCTCTGTATAACTTTCTATTGCTGCAATTAATTCTGTGTAATTCATTACTTATCCTTATGCTAATGGGCCACGAGCTACTTTCCCTTTAGTAGCTGCGCCGTTACCCCTTGTTACAACGCCAGTGGTTTTAACATTCTTCTCTGGGTAACCTGCTACGTTAGGTATAGGTACATTTTGTGGTTGTGTATATTCAGTCATTTCTTTCTCCTAAGTTGTTGTTATGGTCACAGTCCCTACTTCTCCGTCACCCTCTAAATTATCTGGAATGCCGGGTAAATCT